CGTTTTGATGAGCATGGTAATTTATCCTATTTCCAAGGTTACCGTCGCAACATCTCGCCAGCCGAGCGCAGGATGATGGATGAGAATTTCGAGAAGGTATTCAAACATGGTTCGGATATCTCGCGCGGCGCGATCGATAACTCGTCGAGTTGGCTATCAAGGAAGCATGAACAGGTCGATCATCGATTCCACACCACAGCCAATTTTGGGGGTGACAAGATTACCGGCCATCGAGGGGTAGAGAGTTTCGAAATTCCGGAGCGCGGTGAGTCAGGGGCCGGCGAGCGTGAACGTTATCCAGCATTCCGGCAGCAGCAATTGAATGAAGCGAAGAACAGGCGGGACGCAGTGGCCAAGTATCCATTGCCTACGCAGATGGGTCCAGAAGGTCCAGCAACACCCGGACCACAATCGAGCATCGCCGCGCATTATAAGACAGCCAGCCTTGTTCAGGACCCGCATTACACCGGTGAAGATATAAATGAATTGATAGGAGAGAGACCCGGTGCTGGCTTGGTTGGCGGCGATACCCGCAAGCCAGGCATCGATGAACTCGACAAGACTTATGACTCGCCCCAGCAAGAGCGATTCAATCGGCCCTATGCCTACCCGCCACAAAGTGGAAAAGATTCGACAATTGAGCCGCAAACCGACAAGGATCGTAAAGAGCCATTGCCAAGTCAGTTCTATCCGCCGACACCGGGCGATGAGAACGATCCGAATAAACCAGGAACTAAACCCGGATGGAATATTCCATCTGACTATAATCAAGGATAGTCGGCGGCTGCGTCATGGGTTGAGCATCGTCACTACCCAATAGGCTGCCAATAATCCACCGATCAGTGGAAGGCCGAAGAGGAAAAGAGCGCTATCCTCCAAGCGCCATTTTGGCGGCTCGGTCCCGCCGGCGCTGGAAATTCTTAAAATCTCGTCAGCGGCGTCGAGTGTGACGGGCAGGATCGGCTGGCCGAGTTTGTGCGCCGCGCCTGCAATGGCGGCTACCGCCATCTCCGGCGCAATATCAAACCATTCGCCGTTACAGCGATGCTTGTCGAGCAGCGCGTGTGTTGCGGTCTCGATTTCGGTGCGACTCTCGCCCGGCGTGACCGCCAGATATGCGTAATCGATCGGAAACGCCGATCCGGTGCGCAACGAGGCCAAGCGTGCGCGGGGATTGGTGGTGACGCCGACCTTGATCATGTTGTGGTCGCCGCGGACCACATAAACGAATCCGCCGGTCATTGGTTCGGCGGCGGGAGCGCGCTGTGTGCCCCGACCTCTGCCAAAATCTTCTGCTCCTAAAATGATGCCAGGTCTGATGCCAAATATCCGTGGGCCGCTGAAGAAAAAACGCATTAGTCGATATCCTTGTCAAAAATCGCCAATGCCCGGCTTCGCTAAATCACAATGGGTTGCTTTCGTGCTCTGACCTTCGCCGGGGCATTGGCTTGTTGATATCCTATACCTGAACTGGCCCATCTAGGTAAAAATAATTAAGCGTAGCATAAGGCATTGAAACATCGAATGAAAACATTCTCAAGCCCAGCCGCCTTTGCCGCATTTCTGCCGGTGCTGGCGCTCGAGGTAGAGCACGAGAAGCACAAGCTATTGGAGAAAGCGGCCGTCATCGTCGAGGAAGAAGCCAAGCGCGTAATTGGCACCTACGATTATAATTGGCCGCCGCTTGCACCGTCGACGCTTGCGAAGAAAAGCGCCGATACGCCGCTGCTGGAAACCGGCGAGATGCGGGATTCCATCGAGCACAAAGTCAGCCATGACGAGGCGCATATCGGCTCAAATAACGACAAGGCGGTCTTTCAAGAACTCGGCACCGCCAAGATACCGCCGCGCTCGTTTCTTGCCGGCGCGTTGCAGCATAAGGCTGAAGAGATCGTCAAGAAGATCGGTCAGGATATCGTCAAGGTCATAGAGGGCAAGAAGTCGTGACCGAGAGCTACAAAGTAGGCGTAGCGATTGCTCTGTCCTCGAACGCCACGCAAATTTTCGGCGCGCTCGGCAAGCATTTCCTCGGCCTCGAAAAGCATGTGAAGAACTTCCAGGACAACTGGAAGAAAACCGCGATGCTGATCGGCGGCGGCGTCGGCATCTTCGGCGGAGTTGCCGTGCTGAAAGTGGCCGAGAAGCTGATCGACCACGGCAACAATCTCGTCAAGATCCAACGCGACATGGCGCAGGCCGGCGCCACCAACGTCCAGGTACAGGCGGCATACGCCAAGGCCTGGGAATTGACCGCCAAATATCAGAATATGGGTGCCGTCGATATCCTCAAGGTCATGAACGATGCACGCGCGATCTTTGGCAATCAGGATGTTGCAACCAAAGATATAGAACCTCTCATTCGCATTGGATCGTTCCTGCGAGCCTACCAAGGCGCCGAAAAGGGGAAATCAACTCACGATTCCATACTGCGAGAAATCAACGCCGGACTTAAAAGCGGAGAAATATCGGGGAACATCACACCGGAAGACATGAGCAAGCACGCCGACAACCTTGCGGCAATGAAGGTTTATTACGGTGATCAGGTATCGATTGCCCGCTATCTTCAGGCTCAGCGCGCTGCGGGTGTCTCTTATCTCACATCCGGCGACGAATTCCGTTATGGAATGTTCCCGGCGCTGGTGCAGGAGTTTGGTCCCGGTGCTGGCGTGATGCAGCAGACCTTATGGGCTAAGACCGTTGCGGGCGTCATGAACCGCACGAAGTCACTCCAAGTCATGGACCAGTATGGGCTGCTCAAGCCTGGAGAAGTGGAGTACGACAAGGTTGGGCGCGCCATAGGATTGAAGCACGGCGGCCAGTCGATCTACGGCAGCGAGGTGGCGGCCGACAATTACCCGAAATGGGTAATGGAAACAGTCATTCCGGATGTCCTGAAAAAGACCGGCATAGTTGCTGGCGCAGACGGCCGTTTCTCTAAACCCGATCTGACAACGATTGCCTCGATCATCGGTCAATTCTTCCCTGACCGGAACGCGATGAAAGCCGTCATGGAGGCGGTTGTTCAATATCCTAAATTGCTCAAAGACGCCGCCGGATTGCTCAAGGTGCGCAAGGATTGGGAAACGTATACGACAGGCAGCTGGGACTATCAGAAGGAAGCGTTCCAGACTCAGTGGTCAAGCTTTCTCGACGCGCTGGGGGCGCCGATGGTGAAGACTGCAACGGAAAATCTCGCCAAAATGAACAAAGTGTTGTCCGGACTATCGCAGTGGGCGGCCAAGCCTGAGAATGCCGGCACCGTCGAGAACATGATGACCGGCTTGGTGGGCGCCGGCGCGTTTCTGGTTGGCGGCGGGATTATCGCCATGCTGGCGGCGTTCGGTCTTCCAGGCATCATCGCCGGTGCGGTCGCTGCCATCGTTGTGGCCGCCTTCACCAACGAGAACTTCAGCAAATGGCTGAAGGGCGACGACATATCACGATGGCTTAACCAGGCCATCGTGGACCCGCTGCAGCGCTGGCTATCGTCAGACAGCATCGCGAAGGCGTTCGAAGGCCTCGGCGCGAAAATCTGGCAGGCGATCAAGGACCAAGTCTCGGGCATTTTTGCCGGACTGAATATGGGGTGGGGACCGTCGAGAGATGAATCCGGACACATGAAGGATCCCGGATTGCTTGACAAATACATCTGGGGAAACAAGGGAGGGGCCAGCGGAAGTTGGGAACCCGGCGGAGGGGCTAGCGGAAGCTGGGACGACCTAAGGAAAAAACAGAACTTCAGGTTCGATCCGGGTACCAGTCGGCCGCAGACGACGCATACCGCGTTTTCATTCAACGTCGATGGACATGTGCTGGCGCAGACCGTGATCGAAAAGATTGAAGAGCTGACCGAGCAGGCCACCGGATCGCCGAACTCCAACGCGCTAGGTCGCTTTGATCGCGCCGACGCCGGCGGCTTCGCGACGGTGTAAGGATTAAGCATGTCGGATGTTTTGACGCTCGGAGGCATTGCCTTCGACGGCTTCTCGACGCCATCGAGGATGGGCGCCGGTGGCCGCCAGAGCTTAGTCGTCCACAAACTGCCGGGCGGCAATCGTGTGATCGATGCATTGGGTCCCGATGAAGACAACATCACTTGGGAGGGCGAATTTTTCGGCAACGATGCTTTTGCCAATGCGCTGGCGCTGGATGGCATGCGCGCCGCGGGGCAGGTCATCCCATTGATCTTCGCCGGCCAGTTCCGCTCCGTCATCATCGACACATTCAGCTATCACATCCGTCGCCTGCCGGTGTGGGTCGAGTATAGCATCTCCTGCATGGTTTATCAGAACCCGTCGCTTGGCGGTCTTGGCGGTTCGATCGGCAGCATCGACACGCTGATCCTAAGCGATCTCGCGCAGGCAATCGGCCTATGACTATTCCTGCCAACATAACGACCGAACTCGCGAGCCTGCAGGCGCAGGTCGCGGCGGCAACGCCGCTCAACAACGCGCCGTTCACGACGATCAAGGCGCTGCAGCTCAACGCGGCCCAGTTGGTCAGCGATGTGCAATTCGCGCTGACGACAACCACAGTAATTGCGAACATTGTGCTGACTACGGACGCCCTGTTGCTCGACACTTGGACCGCGCCGCTCGATCCCGCCAGCATAGTGGCCGGGGTCAATGCGATGGTCACCGCGGCCGACAATCAGAGCGATCTGTCGCGCAAGCGGGGCTTGGTTGGAAGAATTGCTTCGAATCTCGATCAGCTGGTTTAGAGCAATGGCTGCAACTGTTGGATATATCGGCTCGACCGTTCCGGCGAAGGTGCTGCGGGTCTCGGGCACAACCTTGTTCCAAATCGCGATGCAGGAGACCGGCGACCCCCTGCAATGGGTGGCAATCGCGGAACTGAACGGGCTCACCGATCCGTGGATCACCGGACTTACGACTATTCTGATCCCGCCGGTGTTCCCATCGGGACCGCAGACCGGAATTTTAGGGCTATGAAGAGATGGCGATCACGTCAGGCGCAGGGCCGCATTTTGCGTTCCTGAATGTGGGCGGCTCGTCATTCCCTATCGAGCACGGATCGGTATCGCAGCAAAAGACTCGCAAGACCTCGACGTTCTCAGCCGCGATCCCTCTGTCTTATCCAGGCGCAGAGGCTTCGCTGGCCGGTCTTGGGGACAACGAGGCAACAATTACAGTTCAAACCCGAGGCGTCACGGCCACGCTGTTCACCGGCGAGGCCGACACCACCGAGTTTGACTACATTGGTCGCGTCATCCGGGTCACCGGCCGCGACAAAAGCGCAAAACTGCATGAGATGAAGACGTCCGAGAAATGGCAGAACAAGAAGGGCAGCGAGATCGTTCAGGACTTGGCTGGCCGCGCGGGTCTGTCCGTCCAAGCAGACAGTAGCCCGCTGCTCGCGGGCAAGAAGCTGGAGCAGGACTATGTGCGCCTGTCCGACAACATCAGTTTTGCAGCCGTTATCGACAAACTTGCAAAATTCGACGGCGCGCGATGGTGGGTCGACCAGAACGGCACTATGCAATATCGCATTGGCAATAGCCCGACCGGCACCTACACACTGAATTATACGCCGCCGACAACGGGCTATATTACCGCCGACTTCGTGGTCTTGAAGGTCCGGCGCAACATCCAGGCAGGCAAGACCACCAATGTCAAAGTGAGGGCTTGGCATCCAAAGAAGAAGGAAGTCTTCAAGGGCGAGTCCAACGTCGAGGGCAGGGGTGGCCCGATCAATCACCAGTACGATGTTCCAAACCATCTGCAGGACCACGTCCAGCAATATGCCAAGGCCCGCGCCGACGAACTCACACGCCACGAACTGACGGTACATGCCACTGTTGTCGGTGATCCCACCGTCAACGTCGCAATGAACTTGCAACTCAACGGTACGGGATACTGGGACCAGACCTATGAGATGGACACGGTCCACCACGAGTTCGGCATGAGCGGCCACCTCACCAGCATCACTGCGCGAGATCGCAAGGGAGGCAGGTCGGTCACAGTGTTTCGGCCTGGGATTTCGGTGCCATGAAAATCAAATTTACGTTTGATGATCCAGATAATGACTGGATACCGATCGAGGCACTCCACCTTGGCAAGATCGGGAAGATTACCTGGGATAAAGATGGTTCGTTAATCATTCAATACGGCAAGGATGCCGCCACAATCAAGATCGACGCCAAGGGCCGCGTCGTAAAATGAGCGGTCACGGCGACCTCGAAAACCTGATCATCTCCACGGTCGAGCGGATGCTGGCCGGACGCCGTAGCGAGCGCCACGGGCTCGTCACGAGCTACGATCCGGACAAGCACTTGGCCAAGGTCACGTTCCAGCCGGACGGGCAGGAGAGCGGCTGGCTGCCGATCGAAACCGGGCACATCGGTCAGGGATACGGCATCGCCATCGGCTTGCAGCCTGGCAGCGGCTCTGGAATCCAAGGCCAGCAACAGGGCGACAGCAGCCAGACAAGCACGAGTGGCCAAGCCACGGGCGATCAGGTCATCGTTCGTTTCCAGGAGGGCGATTTCGAGTCCGCCAAGATCGCGCAGCGGGTTCACAGCGATCAAGATAAGCCGCCAAGAGTCGAGGCCGGAGAACTGGTTATATGGACCAAGTTCAAGCAGGATGATAGCCCCGGGCCGGACGCTGCCCCCGATGGTCAAAGCGGGAGTAAGGGTCAACAATTTTGGTTCAAGAAGGATGGTTCCGCTTCTGTTACCGACGGCAACGGCGCCACCAATGTCTGCGATGGCAAAGGCAATATTGTCGTCACCTGCAAAAAATTCACCGTAAACGCGAGCAGCGACATCAAGATGATCTCGGCCGCCAACGCTCTCTTCAAAGGCGCCGCGGCAATCCTCTATGC